GGAAAAAGGCAGACGCTAGCTTAGGGTTCATTAAGGATAACTTGCAAAGTAAATTGGGTAAGGGTGGAGTACTACACATAGACGGCTCTGATGGGATAAGACTTCCCAATGGCTTGTACGTTAAGTATCCAAACTTACGCACGCTTAAAGGTGACGACGGTATTAAATCGGAAAAGGTTTACGAGACGCGGCGTGGTAAGTCGCTTATAGATACTAGAATATACGGGGGCAAAGTTATTGAAAACGTCTGCCAAGCATTGTCCCGCATAGTTATAGGCGAGCACTTGCTTGCTGTATCCAGACGGTACAAGGTAGTAATGACGGTACACGATGCCATTGGCTGCATAGTCCCGTCGGATGAAGCAGCGCAAGGTCTTTCCTTTGTTGAGGACTGCATGAAGGTGCAGCCCAAATGGGCACCGGATTTACCACTGGACTGTGAAGGTGGTACGGGCAGGTCATACGGAGATTGTTAAGCCCCAGCGGGCGGTGGGTTAAAACACCCGCAGCACACGAAGGCGGTTCAAAAATTTCATAGCAGTTTTTAGATGTCTGTTATGACGTTCTCCAAACCCCTTGCGTGCGCCGGTTAAGCCCCGCTACGGTTAGTCGTGTTAGTAGTACGTAAGTACCCTGAATAGGTGGGGTAACACATGCTACAGATCACGCACCCTAACTGATAACTAGGAGGCAACGCGAGGCGAGTAAATGAAAATAGTAATAGAACTGAGTGAGGAAGACGGTGAAGAAATGGTCGAGCTAGGCCAACAACTGTTGGATGTTGTAGACAGGCTGGAAGATTTAGAAAAACGTCTTGAGGCTATACTAGATGCTGGATGATCTGAGTACTAACGTATGCCCAAAGTGCAGGGAAACTTCTCAAGAAGCCATTAATCCAATAAAGAAAGAGAGGGTAGGGTGGTACTGTTTAAGCTGCTGTCACTTTGAGGAAGCAATACTCAGAGAGCGCGTTTGGAAGATAGAGGAAGCGGGATGAGCGGAAGTAAAGATAAGGTGCGGGAACAACTGGCCCAAGACATAAAGAGTTACTTGGCTAGGGGTAAGGTAATCAAGAGATACCACTACAATGAACCGGGGGCTGCCGAGCCTGACGTAAAGTATGACTTGGTAGAGCCTAGCAAACCAAAAAGGGGTAGCGAAGATGGCACGAACAGATAAACAAATTTTATCAATAGGGCAACAATCAAAGAAGCTAGAAGAAAACCTTTTAGATTTTATAGCAGAAGAAGTTGCTGCTAGCCACGAACCAACTGCGGTTATTGCTGTCGCGCTGGGGGCGATGTTGGTGAAGATAAATAAAATAAACGGGATGCCCAAAGAAGACTTTCTAGGTTTAATGGAAGCCACTTGGGATGGTGTTGTAAGGGACGTACACTAATGACAGCTTGGTCTTACAGCAGCTTGAGTACGTTTAAGCAATGCCCTAAGAAGTATTATCACTTGAAGGTAGCTAAGGACGTAAAGGACAAGGGCAGTTCAGCCATGTACTACGGCAACGAGGTGCATAAAGCAGCGGAGCTGTACATAAAAGAAGGCACCCCAATACCAGCTAAGTTTAAGTTCATGGCAAAGAGTTTAGATGCCCTACGTAACATTAAGGGCGAGAAGCATTGCGAGATAAGGTTTGGTCTTACTAAAGAAGATGGTGACTATTCTCCTACGGGGTTCTTTGCTAAGGATGTGTGGTGGAGGGGCATAGCAGACTTACTTATAGTCGATGAAGACAAGGCTTACCTTGTGGATTACAAGACAGGGAAGAACGCCAAGTACGCAGATACCAAACAGCTAGACTTACTAGCAGGGGCTACGTTTACACACTACCCAGAAGTAAAGACTATTAAGTCTGCTCTAGCATATGTAGTGAGTAACGAATTCATTAAGAAAGAACACACATCAGACATGCGTAAGTCCTACCTAACAGTATTTGATGATGAACTAGAAAGACTAGATGCGGCAGAAGAGAACGAAGTGTGGAACGCTGTTGACGGCCCACTGTGTGCGTACTGTCCAGTTACTAGCTGTGAACACAACAGGAAGTAACCATGAAAGAACACTGGCAAATATACAAAAGTTTAGCATCAGACTTACGTAAGAGGGCTACATGGGAACATGTAGAAGTACCTAGGCAAAAAAGATTTTTAGAGATGGCTGAGTTTATAGAAACCGAGCCGAAGTTTTATGTACCTGATATGTCTTTTACCGCGTGGAAGGAATCACAGGAAGTTGGTGCGCGTAACGGCAACTTTGTCCGGCTTCCTTACCCTAAAACAGTTGTGTTAATGGATGCAGTTATGAATAAGGGTTCTTCGGGTATTGGGGCAGTTGAAAGCATCGCTAGGGAGCATAACCCTGATGATGCCTTTCTGCGCTATGCTAAAGCATGTGATGAGGAGGGCAGAAAGCTTTCTCATGTACCTACGGTGGTGTTAGCTGAACAACACGAAAGTAGTAACGACATTGAAGTAACGGCGGGGTCTTGGAACCCTAAAAATAAAGAGTGGTGTCCTCACGCGGCTAAAATGCTAATGGTTCCTAAGGAATATGGGTACAGACTAATGCTCGCGGCTAATGACCTTGCAACTGATATACATGTTTCAAAATTTAGGAAGTTGTTTAAGGGCGGCGCAGAAGAGCTAGTTGAAGGGCAATACGAAACCTGCCTAGTTTCGTTGTTCTTTTTACACATGTTGCTTTCTTTAGAGAACGTAGAAGTAAATAAAAGAGGTGCCCCAAAATTATCTGTAGTGGGCACACGTCGCCAAAAGAAGAAACGTAAAGCACATAAGTCTTTTGATTATCATGTGCTATCAATAAACGGTGAAGTTTGGGACAGCCCTTATGAAAGTAATAACGGGGTACACGGTGGTGTAAGAAGTCATTTACGAAGAGGGCATATCCGTAGATTTAGTAATGGTAAAAAAACGTGGGTTAGAGCTGCTTACATTAAGGGCAGTAAAGAAGGATTTGTTAAAAAAGACTACGACGTATTAGGAGATAATCATGAAGAAACCAAGAGATTATAAAGCAGAGTACGCTAGGTACCAAGGTACAGCGGAGCAAAAGAAGAACCGTGCAGTACGTAACGCTGCACGCAACACACTAACTGCCAAAGGTGTAGTGTCTAAGGGTGACGGGAAGCATGTTAACCACAAGACTCCTATCTCTAAGGGAGGAGGTAACGCACCTAGTAACCTATCGGTTAAGACTGAGGCCAACAACTCATCTTTCCCTCGTACTAAAACAGGTGCAATGAAGAAGGCTAAGAAAGGCGGGAAGATTACAGGCCGTAAAAAGTGATGCAGGTAGTAGACAACAAGGCCATAGTATTAAAAACAAAGCGCCCGCATCTCATTACTGAGAACATAAAGAAGTACAAGATACTCAGCGAAGTAGATGGTGTATTTAAAATAGCGGTGCACTGGGGTCTGCAAGAAGCACAGACCTTGGCACGTTTGAAAGTTAAAGATGTGCCATCCCCCATAGAACGGGACTATACATGGGTGGGTAAGTACAAACCTTTTGACCACCAACGCGCTACTTCCAGCTTCTTAACTATCCACAAGAAAGCCTTTTGCTTTAACGAACAAGGCACGGGTAAGACAGCTAGTGTTATTTGGGCCGCTGACTACCTGATGAACCGAGGGGACATAAACCGAGTCTTAGTTATAGCCCCGCTGTCTATTATGAAGTCTGCATGGCAGCAGGACTTGTTCAAGTTTGCAATGCACAGGTCTTGCTCTGTAGCCCACGGCACAGCAGCTCAACGGCGAAAGATCATTAACGCTGGCTCCGAGTTTGTCATCATAAACTTCGATGGAGTAGCAGTAGTTAAAGACGAGATTATGAACGGGGGGTTTGACCTAGTTGTAGTAGACGAAGCCAACGCCTATAAGAATGCCCAGACTAACCGGTGGAAAATACTTAACGCCATAGTTGCTGGTGTGCCATGGGTCTGGATGCTTACAGGTACTCCAGCAGCACAATCTCCAGTGGATGCGTTTGGTTTAGGTAAACTTATTAACCCAGACGGTGTGCCTAAGTACTTCGGGGCGTTCCGAGACAAGGTTATGTACAAGGTAACTCAGTTTATCTGGCGACCTAAACCAGATGCTGACCAGACAGTACACGCTGCTCTCCAACCTGCTATTAGGTTTGAACGTGACCAATGCTTAGACCTCCCTGCTGTTACTTACGTAGAGCGAGACGCGCCCCTAACTGCACAGCAAAATCGTTATTACAAGATACTCAAAGATAAGATGATGATGGTAGCTGATGGTGAATCTGTTACCTCTGTTAACGCAGCTACAAACATCAACAAACTTCTACAAGTATCAGGAGGTGCTGTGTACACGGACGAAGGAGAAGTTATTCAGTTCGATGTAAGCAACCGTTTGAAAGTAGTGAAGGAAGCTATTGATGAGTCTTCCCACAAAGTTCTGGTCTTCGTGCCTTTCACGCACACTATAAATCTGCTTGAGGAATTCCTTACTAAGAACAAAATAAACTGTGCCGTCATATCAGGGAAGGTATCGGTCAACAAGAGGGCAGAAATAATAAAAGACTTTCAAGAAAAGCCCGACCCTCACGTTCTTATTATACAGCCACAGGCCGCATCACATGGGCTTACTCTAACAGCTGCCAACACCATTATTTGGTACGCTCCTGTTACTAGCGTAGAGACATACCTGCAAGCCAACGCCCGCATCAATCGTCCGGGGCAACACAACCCCATGGCTATAATACACATACGGGGTAGTGCAGTAGAAGATCGTCTGTATGCCATGCTGCAAAACAACATCACTAACCACAGTAAAATAATTGATTTGTACAGACAGGAAATAGATGCTTGACAATGTAAAAGCCCCTGCTAAACTGGTTGTCCCTTTTTAGGAGGTGCCATGAAAAAACTAACAGCAGATCAAATGACCAGCGACTACATGCGAATACGCGACGCTGTTCAAGAAAAAGAAGAACAGATAAAGAAACTTAAAGTAATCCAAAATAAGATTGCCGACAGTATGCTTGAGTTGTGTGAAGAGCAGAACATAGATAGTTTAAAGACAGCGGCGGGGACAGTTACCCGACGAGTTGTATCCAACTTCTGGACAAGCGACTGGGAACAGATGCACAAGTTCATCAAGGACAACGATGCTCTGCACTTGCTAGAGAAGAGGATACATAGCGGTAATATGAAAGAATTTCTAGCAGACAACCCAGACGTTACCCCCGTTGGGCTACAGGCTAAGAATAGATACAGCATCTCCGTGCGTAAACCAACACCCAAGTGACGCTGCTTACTACAAAGGATAACTTCTTCGTCAACAAAGCTACCGGAGAAATTACTAAAGCTATAAAAGTTAACATAGTAGATGACGGGATTCTTTCACGCAGCTACTACTCTAAGTACGGACAGCTGAAGTGTTGGTCGTTAGACACAGAGTTACCTCATAGCACAGTACCAGCACAGACTGTACAAAGTAATAGGTGCATTGACTGCCCAAGGAATGTAAGTGGGTCGGGGCGGCGCACCAGAGAATGTAAGTTTTTTACTGAGATTAAGTTGGTATTAAACAATACGTATGCAGTGAGTAAGTTACGAGTTGCGGGAGGGAGTTTATTCAGTAAGGCTGCAAACGCTATGGGCCTGTATGAATACAAAAGATTCCTCAAGAACAATGGGGAACAACTCAACACTGTAAGTACCGAGATATGTTTTGCGGATAGCTCAAGTAGACGCACTATGTATTTCAAACCAGCCAGCCTTGTATCTGAGGATGAGCAAGAGAACCTAACTCGGCTAATACTGGCCGACGCTAATGTAAATAACCTTTTTAACGCGAGTGCAAATATGAAAAACGAAAGCTATATCCTTAAAGGAATCGAAGCAAAATACCCCCGGTTAGACCAGCCGTACCGGTTTGACCAGAGCGCAGGTGAGAATGGCAAAACTGTGCCGTGCCTAGCTGCTGATGATGCAGCAAAGTATGAGCTGTCTTTTGTTATGTCTACTGACCAAGCTAAAGACCTTCACAAAGCTATGACTAAAGCGTACAACGCCAAACGAGATAAGTCGTGGGCTGCTAAGTTTAACGTACCTTTTGAGAAGCAAGATGACGGTACTGTAGTAGGCAAAGCTAACATCAAGGCTACCTTCGGGGATCGTCCTACAGGGGTACCGGCACAGTTTGATGCAGATAACAAACGCCTCGACGAGGACTTCCTTCTTACCACTGGTAGTACTATTAACCTAGCTGTAGAGCTGGTGCCGTACAAAATGGCTAACACTGGTGTGTCTTTACGCATCCGTGGTGTACAAGTTATTAAGTACATACCTTACTCCGCACCTTCCCCGTTTGAATCAGAAGAGGGCTTCTCTAAAGGAGACACCTCGGACGAAGCGGAAGAAAGTGTAGACGATATATTTGGCCCGGTTGAAGAAGCTCCCAAAGAACCTACCAAACGTCCTAAGAAGAAGACTGAAACTCCCCCTGATGATGACGACTTGTCTGATGTTATCGACGAGTGGGGAAGTGACGACTAATGAGCTACGGATACACAACACGTCTCAGTAGTTTGAATAAACAGGCAAGCCGATCCTTACTGGGAGTCAAGCTTGGCAGGGTATGTATTAAGAAAGAGATACCTGTAGCCGAAGTTTCCTCTCAGTTGGGAGTAAGCCGACAGACTGTTTATAACTGGTTTCAGGGTACGCACGAGCCGCACCCTGATTTAACCAGTGCTGTTAGGACTTTACTAGCCTCCTACGTTTAACCGATAGGGCTTTATTTTTACCGAGAGGACTTGGGGGTTTCGTGCCCCCTAAAAAAAATAATATGGAGAATTCTCAACTAATAGATTACGTCGTTCCACAGGGGGGGTGGTACTGTGCTGTTGGCATTCCCCCCGGTAGTAACCCAAGTATCGTTACAAAATTTACCCAGAGCAGAGAAGAATTACAAAGTTACTTCGATGATTTTTCAGCGGCGGGCAAGCATGTTTACTTCGGCCTAGCTAAGTTTAACGATCTTGCCCCACTGCCTAAAGACTCCGGTGGGGGTCGTACAGCGGTTAACGCGGAGTCCTTCCAATCCTTCTGGCTAGACATAGACTGCGGTGAAGACAAAGCCACAGAGCTAGACAAGAGTACTGGGCAACCCAAAGGCTACGCCACTAAGCAAAAAGCACTGCAAGCTCTCACAGCTTTCTGTGACTTGATTGATCTCCCTGCTCCTACGCTAGTAGATTCAGGCAATGGAGTACATGCTTACTGGGCGCTTACTGAAGAACTACCTAAAGCACAATGGCTACCTATAGCTGACCAACTAAAGCAAGTGTGTGCAACGCAAGAGTTTTACGTAGATCGTCAGGTGTTTGACGCGGCGCGTATCCTACGGGTACCGGGAACATTCAATGTAAAGAACGATCCTCCTAGTCCCGTAGTTGTAAAACGCAAGCGCGACCCCATTGATGTAAAGGTGATACGAGATGCTTTGGGTGTGGACGAGGGTGCAGTTATTGAAATTGCGCCAGTTAAGCACAAGCATAAGAGGGTAAGTAACGACCCACTGGAGGCGCTCTTAGCGGAAGACGCTCCGTACAGAACAGATAGCAAGAGTTCGTTCCAAAAGATAATGCAGAAGGGTGAGCAGGGTTGCAACCAGCTGCGGTACGCTTTCAAGAACCGTAAGACTCTACCCGAACCCATGTGGTTCCACGCGCTGTCTATTGCTTACCACTGCGAAGATAGCGCCACGGCAATACATAAGTTATCGAAGGGGCACCCCGACTACAACCACCATGCAGTGGAGCGCAAAGCAGCAAACATAAAAGGCCCACACAGTTGCGCGGAGTTTGCCAAAGAATACCCTGCTGGGTGCAAGGGGTGCATATACGGGAAGGGTAAGGACAAGCTAACAAGCCCTATAGAACTGGGTAGGTTTGTTGTAAAAGATGCCGCTCCTACTTTCTTGATGCCACCTGACTACTATAAAGGTGCAAGTGGCGGGATTTACAAAGATATAGCAGACAAACCTGTGCTCGTGTATCCCTACGATTTGTATGTGACAGATAGGATGTACGATACAGAACTAAAGCACGTTGCAGTGTTTAAAGTACATCACCCTATGGATGGGGAAACAGAGTTCTCTATACCCAATTCTAAACTGGCTAAGGTAGATTTACGCAAGGAGCTAGCTCAGCATGGGGTAGTAGCACCGGAGCAACAAAGCGCGTACATAACTCAGTACGTAATAGATTCTATTTTACATTTACAAAGAAAAGAAAAGGTGGAGATTATGCAAGATCAATTTGGTTGGAAAGAAAATTATACTAAGTTTATTGTTGGGGAACGGGAGATTACTGGGGATGGTGTTTACCATTCGCCTGCTTCCAGCACTACGGAGGGCATATCTCCGCACATGCGGCCCAAGGGTTCCCTAGAAAAGTGGGCAGAAGTTTTTAGCTTGTACAACAGACCCGGATTAGAGATTCAACTCTTCGCTGCACTGAGTGGCTTTGGCGCACCGTTACTAGAGTTCACTGGTCAGAAGGGCGCAGTTATAAACCTTGTGCATAGCTCAGCAGGTACAGGCAAGACTACTGTACTACGGGTAATTAACAGTATTTGTGGTGACCCGGAGATGATGTTGGGTACACCAGACGATACTTACTTGTCCCGCATAACAAAGCTCGGTGTGCTTAACAATATAGCTAACACCATGGATGAGCTTACTAACTTGGACGATAAGGAACTTTCTCCCTTCTTATATGCGTGTTCGCAGGGCAAAGGCAAAGACCGCATGAAGCAACACACGAACGCTAACCGGGTTAACAAGACTACTTGGCGTACTCTTTCAGTGTCTTCTTCTAACGCAGGGTTTGGGCAAAAGCTTACCGCGTTGAAGAATACTCCTGATGGAGAAATGATGCGGCTAATAGAGTTTAATGTCCCACCTTCGGATGTCATATCCACTGCGGAAGGTAAAGAAATGTTTGACCACCAGCTTATGGAGAACTATGGAGTTGCCATCGTGCCGTTCATTCAGTACGTAATCAATAACCTCGATAAAGTTAAAGAGCAGTTGGCAGAGGTGCAAAAAGTTATAGATACAAGATGCAGCTTTACCAGCAGGGAACGGAACTGGTCAGCAATGATAGCGGCTAACCTTACCGCAGGAATAATACTTAGTAACCAGAACATAGTAAAGTTAGCCAACAGACGGTTAACAGATGTTTTAGTTCCCGCTATTATTCAAATGAAATCAGAAATTAAACCTCCAAAGGATAACGACGCAACTATACTAGGGTCGTATATATTTAAGCACCATGCCAGCATTTTAGTAGTGGATTCTAATGTAGACCAAAGGACGGGTAAGGAACATGGGCCAGACCTTGAGCCTCACGCCAAGGGTAAGCCTATTATTCGGTACGAGCCTGATACCAACAGAATGTACACCCCCGTCGCAGAGTTTAAAAAGCATTGCCTAGGGGAACAGATTGACTACAACCAGTTAAAGAAACGTTTCGAGACAGTAGGTTTCTGCGTAGATACAAAAAATGTTCGTATCGACAGAGGTATGGAATTCTCATTCTCTAACGTGCGGTGCATTATATTTAACTGTAACCATGCCGAGTACGGGATAGATGTAGCCGCCTACGCCAAGGGGGATAGCGATGAAGGTGGAGAAAGTGAAGTACCAGATTAACTGGAAAGCTTTCCGTAAG